CCTAGAGAACCTGTGTATCCTGCTTGTGCGGCTTGCTGAGCTCCCATAGCTCCTGAACCAAATGTCCCACCAAATTTAGCTGCATTAGCTGCTGCTGTAGTGCCAGCTCCACCTGCTCCAAAACTTCCTAATCCTGCCCCTAAGTTAAAACCGCCATACCCACCCATACCACCAGATATAGCACCCATTAATGGGTTTTGACCGCTCATTGCAGCCATCGCTCCACCTGTTAAAGCGCCTGCGGCTAAAGCAGTACCAACACCAGGCATCATCGCTCCAACTGCCATAGGAATAGCTGCCTTAAATATCCCACCTAAACTAAATGCTTCAGGGTTACCTGTCATAGGGTTTACTGTCATTGAAGTGCCATTAGCCCTAGCTAATTGTTGTAGTCCTGCTACTTCTTCTGGTTGCATATGTACCAACATTGAGTCTCCACCACGTCCTAACGCAGCTAAACCCTCTGCTTGTGGTTGCATAGGCATTTGATTATATTCAGTATTCATCATAGGTGTGTTCCCTGAGTCTCTTAGTTTTTGATCTATTAGTTGTTCTAATCCTTTAGCTCTATCTTCTTCTTTTCTTTGACTAACCAATGCAGGGTTAATCATTTGTTCTTCTTGCTCTGCAGCTTTCATAGCCTTAAAATAGTCAAATGCATTAGTACCTGCTTCTGGTTTTGTATCTTTATTTTTTTCTTGACTCTTGTACCACTCTTTAATTGGGTCTGTTCTTTCTGTCAACGACCTTTTTTCGCCTTTAGGGTTTGTATAGGATCTATTAATTTCTTCAATAAACCCTTCATCTTGAGCTATTAATTTATCTCTAAAGTTACTATACTGTTTAGCTTTAGACCCCATATTAAAAAATAACTCAGTAGCAACAAGTTTTTGAGGTTCAGATAAACTATTCCAATCACCTTTTTCATTAATAAAAGTAGCAGCTAATTGTGCATTATTGTTCCAGTCCTGCTCAAAAAGAGCATTATTCTTTTCTTCTGATAATTCATTAAAAGGAACTTTTTCCCCTCCAATAACAACATAACCACCAGCTTGTTCTGCTGAAGTTAATTTATGTCCCCATCCAATAGTATCTGTACCACCTTCAGCAGATTTGTGGGGTCTCCAAGTTTTAGATTTAGAGTCAAACCCTTTTCGGCTAGAATTTTCTTTCTCTTTTATAAGCTTTTTAAAGTCTGCCATAATTATTTCCGTGGGGCGTTATATAAATTAATTGGTGGCAGGTCTATTTGGTGCCATTCTATATTGCCTAATAATATCATGTAATTGCCTTTATATAAACCGTTTTATCTGCTATTCGCGCCCTATGTACTGTATAACTCCGTACGCTGAGGGTATTTCAGGGTGAGCATAGGGTGAGGCTTGAGCTACTTCATGATGTAAATAAACCCCGTCTGCTCCGCCTGAAACAGCAGCTTTTTCTGTTGCCCAATATAATGCCACTTTACTACCAGCAGCGGCTTCCCAAGTAATAAACCCTGTTGATACCCCATAAGAAGGTACTCCTACACTTTTACGTGCGGGCTTAGAAAATTTAGATGCGCTGTGTTCTAAGTCTACTCCATCAATCTGCATCCAAACCACTATGTCATGAATAGCATTATCACTATTAAGTGCCTGTAATCTATACTCAACCTTATAAGTGCCATCATACTGAGGAGTTGCGGTATTATCTGCATTAAGTGTAAACCCTGATATATCAGAAGCAACCGTAAATAGTACTTGTGTAGGAGTATTGTCCCCCAGTGCATATTGGTCTGTAGCGTTATATGCTGCAATGTGAGGAAAGTCTAAATGATACCCCCCAACCGGTCCGTACAACGTCTGATTTGCATCGTCTAGTTGGTTAAAATATAACCTTAATTGGTTTCTAAACTGGTCCTCGTTATTTACTTTATAATCTTTCTCAGGTAAAACTAAGTTAGGTGATTTAGGTGTCCGTATATGCGCCATTAACCACGTTTCCCATCAGGTCTTGCATCGACACGCGGAGTGCCTAATTGCCACTGAACTCCTATCCCATTACTTTCAATTCTAAAGTTCATTTGTCGACCTCTTGCTCTAACAAATACTTGGTCAGTATACTGGTCAATAATAGCTACTGATGTAGCCGGGTCTGTCGCAGTTATTACATCGTTAGCTAAAGAATCTCCACTAACATCAGAGGTAGATACCGTAGCGCCAGGAAAGTTTCTTACTCCAACGGTCATGATAACTTGAGGGTCTAAAGCAACCCCGGTTACTGAGTTGTTTAAATCAGAGTCCGTAAAGTCAACATCAGGAATAATACGCTTAGTTAACATAAACTGATTACCATCTTCAATATCAACATCTGCAGACTGTATATAAGCCGTAATAGGTAGTGGTTCTGCGCCTAGTGGTTGCCCATCGTCATTACCTTTCTCGTGACTATAAACGTACCCATTAGTTAATGCAGTAGCATGGTCAGAAACAGAGGCATCTATCCAAGCGGTTCTTTCTAAATTACCATAATACCAAATCTGTTCTTGATAGTTGTATATCACATACCTATCTATTTCATCACTAGTACCGGACACATAGAACCAAATAACTTCGTTAAACTCCCTATTAGTCCCTGCAAAAAAGAGTTGGGATTGTTCTCGGTTAATATCATCAAATATAAACCGTTTAAGCGTAGTAGGTAAGGTGTCTACTCGACCAGAGTATACGAAGAATTTATCGTTTCCCATCCAGAATACTAAGTTATTAGCTTCGGCTACTACTTTAGGCCCCATAATACTAATAGAGTTAGATAGTTCTTGTAGTCCAAATACCTCGTTAGTACCTAAAAACTGAATAGAAGTTAAAGAATAGTCAGTCCACACCAGCGTTTCTTGTCGAGTATTAGTGGCAGCAATAATTTCAGAACCCGATTTAATACGGAGGAACCCTGCATTGTTAGTAGCCGTCGGTTGCCATACTTCTGGTTGAGGTCCTACATCTGCATCAACATTAGACCATCGAATTAACAAAGGGTCGTAGTCACCAAGGTAATTAGGCGAAGCTGCACCCGCGTCATAATTAGTACAGCCCATAGCAAATAAATGACCTGATGGAGCAAAGAGAATAAGGTTAACTTGCTGAGGCACTGCAACAGCACCTACTATAGAACTTAAATAAACTGCCCTATTACCAAAACTATTAGTATATACCCAGTAGTATATATAAGAATCTTTGCGGTTGAATATAAGGTCATTATTATATTTATCTTGGTACTCTAACGCTGGATTAAAGTAAACCGGTATGGTTGAACCTGAGCCCCATGTACTACGACTCCATGTAGATGTACCCCATCCGTACCCTAAACTAGCTGTTGCATACCCTACATTCCATTGAAACTCCGTGACTATGCTGGTACCACCTCCCGATGCTACGGTTGATGTTGCGGCGGAAGCTACGGTAATAGTAAGAGTATCTGAATCAACAAAAGTTACTACATGCTCTATATTGATTTCTCCTGCAGCTACACCCCCAATATCTACAGCTCCACTGATAGTAACGTAGTCTCCATCAATTGCTCCATGTCCTACTAAAGTAATAGTAATCACGCTAGAGGTATCTGTTGTAGCTAAGCAGTTATCTGTGCTAGGAGTAGACCCGGTATTATAAGTTGCTCTAAGAGGAGTAATGTCATACACCGTAGTACCGGCAAACACATACATTTTTAAGTTAGTGCCGATACCAAAAATCTGGTCACCCGTTAACGTATTATAAGAGTACAAACTTCGAGCTGACCCTTCATATTGGTTAAAGTTTTGTACTTCCCAACCACCTATTTTTTCTGGAAACCCTTGCCTAAAACGAATTTTATCGCCCTCGTACCATCCACCCTCTTGTGAATAGTTGGTTTTATCTTTGTTGATTCCTGGTTGAAATATTAGTTTACTTAAAGGCATATTTTTATCTCATTAATAACGCATGTTCGGCTTTTCTTCGTCGTACTAATCCAGCTAGTATTTTACCACCTGCGCGACGATACATCAAAAGAACTTCCCCAGACCTTTTCTTATCACCGCGTATAAACGCCGAGCGAACTGTACTTCGTTGAAAGCATCCCAAGCCAAGATTAAAGCTAAAGCTGACAAGAGCATCAAACTCAGACTGGTTTGGTTGCACAGTATCCAACAAACGAAGTACTCCCAACTCGAAGCGTCGTAGGTCTTTTCTAAGTAAAGCATCTATTTCCCCAGGTGATAAAGACCTAGCCCATTCAATAGGTAGCTTAGCATTCCGACTGATAAGATGGCCAACGCCAACAGTCCAATACCCGGCAGGGCAGATATAAGGTTTTTTATGTATACCTTCAAAGTGTTTAATAAGTTTGATACCCTCATCGCTTACCCTCATTATCTATTCCAGTGTCTAGACCCAAACCAAAATCCTATAATAGATGCAACAATGGCCATTTCTTCGTCACTAAATACGATTTCCATTGCAGTAGAAAAATCAACTCCTGACTTAATAGCCCATATCATGCCCACAATGTCGACAAATAATAAAAGAAAAACAAAAATATAGGTGATAATGGGGCGAACACTAGCACGGAGATTAACAACCCAAGTAGACGCACCTTCCGCAAGCTTTGAATCATGTTTGTAAAGCGCGACTCGCTCTTCAGCGTACGTGTCCATCTCGACCTGTGTAGTTTTAAACTCTTCAATTTTCTCTTGGGAAGCGTAACCTGCTTTAGCCATCTCCATAGTTCTACGAATTTCAATTTCTGCCATATCGCGTTCATGTTTCTGATCACCTTTTTGTTCAAAGAACTTTAGTACATTAGGTAGCCCTGATGTAGCAAACCCTAATACTGCTGATAGTATGGATAACATTATTTACCTGCTTTTGGATATTTATCTTTTACTGCTTGAATTTGTGTAGC